TCACTAAGTTCAATACCCAACCATCTTCGGTCTAATACTTGTGCCGCAACTAAACTAGTACCACTTCCGGAGAACGGGTCTAATACTATATCGTTCTTGTAGGATAATATCTTACTCGCCTTGGTAGGGATGTCCATCGAGAACGTTGCCTTGGTGAGTGATTTAGTATCTGCAAAGTAATTCCACTGACCAAACACAAGTTCCATAAACTCTTTCTTATCGTTTTCTTCATAAACTATTTTTTTCTTTAATGTTCCATCCTCTTGTTCTATTTCGGTTGGAACTCCTTTCCATTGTGGTTCACCTTTAACTTTTTTAATGTGTTGTTTTTTGTAAGCTAATATAACACATTCTTTTGGGTTATAGATATATGGGCTTGATGGGCTCATCCAAGAACCCCAAGCAGTGGTTTTACTTCTATGTGGTGATTGTTCTTCAAGGTCAACAATACCAAAGAAACCAAAACCAATCTCTTTCATGATTTGCCACATTTCAGACACAAAAAAGATACGTCCACCTTTTTTCTGTCTATTAATCTCATAAGGAATGTTAAGAGCAATTCTACCATCATCCTTTAAAACATTGTACGCTTCTGTTAACCAATTTTTGGCAAATACTTTATATTCTTCAAATTCAACATCATCCTCATGAACATCATAATCGATACCAACTCCGTAAGGTGGTGATGTTACAATTAAATCAATACAACCTTCGGGTAATGTTTTCATTACCTCAACGCAGTCTCCGTTTATAATTCTTCCAGTTTCTATCATTTTAAAATATTATTTTTATTAATTCATATATAAATCCCCACGTTAATAGTATTGTACCAATCATAATACATCCAAGTAAAATTCGATAACTTGTTTCAACGTTTTTCCTTGATTTACCTTGGTATTCATTTGGGTCCCAATCTTCCATATCTAAAGTGTTTGTGCGATAATTTGTGCCAATTTATAACCTGTGAACGCACCTATTGCGGCAGACCCCGGTAAAACTATAAATTTACCCAACATCGTTTCATACTTCTTTCTATTAACAATATAAGAAATTAATATATAATAGACAATATAGTTAATTAAAACTAAAAAGTCCAGTTCTTTTGCCGCAAATACAACAATAGAGTTTCCAAGAAACCCCCACATAAAATTAATGAGGGTTTCACGGATTAATTCGTTTGGTGTTGTTATTGCATCCAACACACTTATCTCTTTATCAAGACCTGTTTTCTTCAAGGGTTTCGATGTGGTGTTGGAGGTACCAGAGGGCCTTTCTGAGGTCCTCAAGTTCTTTGTCTTTTCCTTTTTTTCCTGCACGTGATATATATTTTACTGTATTTCCTAAACTAAATCCTAAATCCCAAGCATCAATAACTTTGATTGCTTCGTATGGGTTATCCTCCCCTCCGTAATGTTTTGGGTGGTTTACTTGTTCTATTTTAATTGGTGGACACTGACAAGGTCCCGTACCACCACATATACATTCTTTATCCATTATTCGGCTTCTTCTTCTCTATATTCACTTAATAACTCATCGTTAGTTATAGTCCCATACTTTCCACTTAGACCTTCTATTTTCACATCTTTATTCATCATATCTCTCATTTCATATATTTGTTCGGCAGTTTTTAAAGATGTAACAATTTCTTTAATAATTTTATATGGGTCCGCATTTGATCCAGGTCTACGGTCTTCAACATAACCTTTCCATTCTTTTGCGGTTTCTTGAGGAACCCTAATTGATGCTCCTCTGTCAGATACCCCCCAACTAAATTTATCAATAGATTGTGTTTCATACTCACCTGTAAGTCGTAAATTGTTATTAGAACCATAAGCTTTAATATGGTCTTCATGTCTTGAACCAAAGGAGTTGAATATAGATTCAAAAAATTTGTAACCTCCTTCATTTCTCATTCTATCATCAGAAAAATTAGTATGTAATCCTGAACCATTCCATTCTCCGTGAGTCAAAGGTTTTGGGTGTATATCAATATGATATCCATATTTTTCAGAAATTTTATATAGGAAGTACCTACTCATCCAAAGGTCATCGCCACCTTTTAATTTTCCTTTTGAAAAAACTTGGTATTCCCATTGACCTAATGCCACTTCAGCATTTGTACCAGTAATGTTAATTCCGTATTCCAAACAAATATCTAAATGTTCCTCAACAAAATCACGACCAACAACATTATGCCCAACACCACAATAATATTCGCCCTGACCCTTTAAAATATTTCTTTTGTGTCCTAAAATAGTTCCGTTAATCTCTTCACGAATAAAATATTCTTGTTCAAACCCAAACCATAAATCTTCTTGTTCTTCATTAAGTTTGGCCCTTTTATTGGTGTCGTGAGGTGTCCCATCAGGATTTAATACCTCACATAAAACATAAACTGTACTATTTTTTAAAGGAAAATTATATCTTGTATAAATTCTGACCGGATTTAATAATCTATCAGAATTACCGGTATCTGCTTGATTTGTAGATGACCCATCAAAATTCCAAACAGGTAATTTACCTACTTGAACCGCATCTTTAATTGATTCGTAGTCTACAATTTTAACTTTACTTCTAAGGTTTGGTTCAGGTTTGTAACCGTCTATCCAAACATATTCTAATTTAACTTTCATTTATTTTGATTTATATAATTAATTATTGTTTCTTTAGATTCGCCACTATTATAAAGTCGATATACGGCACGAGAAAATTCGTCCGTAGTGAAAACAGCGTCGGCATTAAGGTATTCCATTATATGGTGTAAATTTTTTAAAATGTGCTCTTTACTGATAAATCTTTTATTGAACCCCATTTCTTTCTTTTTTAACTTCTTTTAAACTGTTGATATATTCTCTAACTTTTTTACCTAATTCCATGTCATTAGGGTATGTTTTTGTTAGTTCTTTTAATTTTTGGTAAACTTCAACTTCTGTCATATATAAAATATAAATTATTAATATTTTTTTGTCAAATCTTTATTCTTAATTAATTTAGACTGTATCATGTAGTTCATGACTTTTCTTTTTGCGATAGGAAGAAGTGTCTCTTTAAATGGAAATTGGTTGGTGTGATGTACTTTGAATAATATTAAATTTTTGTATGTGTCAGGATTTTTAATATTTTTTATTAACGGTCTTTTTATCTCTAAAATTTTTTTTTCAAATTCATCTTCATTACAACTACATATTTTTTTAATTATACATTTTGTTTCTATAACTCCTTTTTTGATTGGTTTAATTACGAATTCATAAAGATGATTATCCCCATTATCGGCAATGTAGAATAATCCCTGTTTTGGTTCTATATTTTTTATATTTTGTATTGGTTCTATAGATATTGAGTCGTTAGCAACATCCCATAAGGCCTTTGCCTGATTAAAAAAATCTTTTATCCTATCATTAGAAAAAACACAAACTTTATAAATTTCTAATATGTCATCTTTAGTGAATAAAGGTAAGTTATTAGCAATTAAATCAGATATTAATATTTCATCATCCGGATCCTTAAGTGTTCTATTTAATGTTAAATATTGACCCTTTTCTGTTATAAGACTAATACTAGCAAGGTGTAATGATATTTGTTGGAAATTGGGGTAAAGCTTCAAATTTTGAAGTTGTTTATCCATTTTTTGTAAGAAATCTAATAGGACATATTGTTTGTGCTCAAAATCAATAGGTTCCTGAAATACCCAGTTTGTCTCCATGTAATTAAAAATAAGAAAATAAGTTGGTCTGTAAATAAATTAATTGTATCTCATTACAATATAGATGTGTCCATTGATATTATATTCTTCTTCACTTCCATCATAACTTCCAATAATATCACCCCAACTATCATTTCTAATTATATAATCTTTAATAGCTTCAATATCCACAAAATTCAAAATTTCTTCGTTATCGAAACCTTGGTCTCTTAAAAAACTAACGAAATTATCTTCATTATCGTCAACGTATGAATCTATCACTGATTCAATATCTTCTTCATCATAACCCCCTTCAGGGTTTTCTTTAATATCTTCTATTATGGTATAGATATCTTCCATTTCAGAGTATAATTCTTTTGTGGTCTCACTATCTAAATCTTCACTTCGTAGTTTTTGAGATAATTTTTCAATTTTTTGTTTGTATACCGTAATAATTTTTTCTTGGTTGTCAGAAAGTTGTTTTTCTATCCCCCAATTTTCAGGTTCATCGTATACTGATTCTGAAATATAATCTCTTAAAAAACTCTAAGTTGTCTTCCCAAAGCCAATCACTAAATGCTTCATAACCAAGTTCATCTATTCTTGATTGTATTGCCTCACTGGCTGCATATTCTATTTTATCTTCATTATAAACAATGTATTCGGATTCGTGTTTGTCATCACCTAACCACGTAAACATTCTACCACCATAGTGATTATATTTTTCAGGATAAATAAAATATTTGTCTTCAACTACTTCTTCTTCATTAACGCCATCATCATAGTAACTTATATCACCATTTTCGTCTAAATATTTATAAAGAGCTTCAGTTTGATAAGATATTTCTTCCCCATTTTGAATATTCCAAGCATCTTTCTTTCTTAGTTCATCTAAATACTCAATTTTTTGTCTTAGTATTTCTCTTTTTTTAATACGATATCTTTCACTAGCATAATCAGAAACACTACGTGCTTTATTATCGTCAAATGCATCTACACTACTATGTTGGATATTTAAATTACCTTCGATTTTAGAAATAACGTTAAGGTTTTTTATTTCTTTATTACTAGATAAATCCAAGTTGCCTTTAATTATTATGTCTTTATTTTTATAATATCGTTTTAATAATGCAACATCACTGTTGAAGTATACCAAATTTTCTTTGAACTCTTCTGGTGTAAGTATTACAACGTTTTCAGTCTGCTCTTTAATTACCTTTTTTATTATCTGATTTAATGACATATGTTATAAATATCTAAAAAAAGAATTGATTTATTCGTAACGTCACATAAATTATAATAAAACAAAATATTTATATAAAAAATAAACTTTATAATAATTTTAATCATGGGATGCGGATGTAAAAAAGCTCAAGAGCAAACACAACAAGAACAAACTCAACAAGACCAGTCAAATGCGTCACAAAATAAATAATTAAATTTTTAACCATGGGATGCGGATGTAAAAATAACCAGCAACAGACTCAAACACAAACAAATAATGAGACCATTAAAAAGGCGGTTACAAAAATAGTAGAAAAATATTATAACAAGAAGTAATTATTTTGTTTAAGTGTTTAACTTAATTTTTATTTTCAATAAGATTAATTAAAATAAACACTAACAAAAATAAAATGGGATATATTGAATTCTACAATTTTTTAGATGGTAAAAATCTATGTAACATATTTGCAAACTTAATAGTAAAAAAAATAAACGAGGAACTTCCTGATGCTAAAACTGATATTTCAGTTGTTAACGTCAGGAATTTTTTTATTGTAAAAGGCGTAACGACCTATAACGAACCATTAAACTTAGCGGAACTATTACAATCATTTTTAAAACAATTTGATGGGGAACTTTCAAATAAAGTTAGAGTAATTGATTCTATACTCTATAATAAAGAATTAGACCAAGAACCATTAAACTTAAATTTATCATTTGATAAAACAATAGAAAAAATAAATGAATCTTTAAAGGAAGAATTAAACCCATATACAAAAGAAAAGATTTATTTTAATTTAAAAATACAACAAGAAACTAAACATATATATTACGACTGTCAACCTGAAAAAATTTCAACAGTTATTTCTATATTAGAAAAAAAATTTCCCAACTATACCTTAATAAAATCTGATTTTTCTCAGGAGATATATGTTTCTGAAAAGATTTATGGTTTATCAAATGAGATGAGACTATACTATTTTCTATTACGGTCAATAAAAAATCACGTATTTAAACTTGGTTTAGGTAAAAGAATGACTATCTCTCTTTATTCTGACGTTAATATAAATAAAATGGATAATTTAAATGTTATCTTAAAATTAACTAATGATGACTACATAGTAAAAACGGATTGGTTGGAGTCTTTAATTTTAGATGTTTTCCCATTTGAATTTAAAAAATTAAAGGATATTTTCAAAGATAATTATTGTTTAGAAAATGAAATCTTGGGCGTCGAGACTAATTACTCGTTTAATAAACTAACTTATATCAATGATTTTGTATTAGTCTAAAAGATAGTTTTTAACTAAATCTACGCCCTCGAATATATCTTGAAAATCTCTATCGGGGGCCAGTAGTTGTACGTCATGAGCATTATCATCACCATCCAAAGTCAATAACATTAAAGCGGGTACATACTCATTTTCAACAACCTTTACAAATTCATCATATTCTTCTTCATATTCTTGAATATCTCTTTCTATGAATGTTATTTTATTTTTTCTAAGCTCCTCTTTAATGTGTCCACAGTGTGGGCAACCTTTCATTGTGTAAACTACTGCAATTTTCATATTTTATCTATTGTAAAAAATTTAGTTAATCCTGTTAATAATAAACTTATATTATTCAAATCAGATGTTAAAATAAATAGTTTATATGTTGATTCATTTTCTAGTTTTTGAAAATATATTAAAACGGGATTGGGTCCCCAACCAACACAACCTTCAATATAATTAAATACTCCCCCATCATAAATTGTTGATGTCCAAATAAGTTTATTCTTATTAATTAATATATCTAGCCCATTTTTTGTAATATTTCTAGTCCTAATAATGTTAGGATAAATAGGAATCTCATATTTGTTTTTGAACAAATCAAAAACATGTTCAGGTATTTGTTGTTTTTTTTCCATATTAAATAATTATGGTAATTCATCAAACCAGTTATTATCCGGTATTACTTCTTGCTCTAAAGCCATCAACATATCATTTTGCCAATATGAAAGTTCAGGTGTATATGTGTCCCATTGTGGTGTCATTGCAATCACTTTAGTTCCTTCGTGTTCCAAACTTCTAAACGTTGATTCTTGTTCAATAACTTTACCACTACGATATTTTTTAATCAACTTTGGTAACTTTAAAGTTCCAAGTTTATAAAGAAGGTTGATATTTGCAAGTTGGATTTTAGCAACTTGTGAAAACTCTAATGATGGTGTTTCGTTAAATCTTGCCCTTTCTTGAACATTCAAGATCTCATTTTTTCTATACTGATACTCAACTGTAATTCTGTCATCACCATCTGTTGATTCTTTACGAATAGAAAAAATCAAACAATCAGGTCTTTCTGAATATCCTCGAACACAATTTCTTTGATGTTGTGATTCTTTTTCGTAGTCCATAGTTTTTCTTAAAAGAACTGGGTAATATGTTTCACCTTGGTGTTCGATAGGAGTTTCTAAACTATCAACATCACCATAATGTCTTTCAACTTCACCTTTTCTGTATGATTGTAAAAGACGACTAAACTCTTCGTGTTCTAAATTAAAACTACTAATGTTGGTAAACTTAAATTTTACATCTTCACCCAAATTATTTAGATCCTTTTTCATTTCTAAATGGTCCAATAAGGTTCTAAATTTATCCGCATCAAAGTAGTTTATAATGTTTAAAATTCTATCTTTTTCTTTTGGTGTTAATCTAACAGACATTCTATTTTGTAACCATTGATTATTTTGACGATAAAAACATTCGAAGTATCTTCCCATTTTTTTATCTTCCATCGGCATTGGATATGAATTTGAAAAGAGCTCATCAAAATATTTGTTTTCAATTTTATTGAATCTATCTATTCCTAAAATATGATACATAAAATACATTCTATCAAAATCAACCCATTCCATTTCGTTTAGAATTTGTTTTACTTTAGATCCTTTCATGTTGATTTGTTTCATCACGGTATCGACCAAATTCATATTTGATAATCTCAAATCTTTTTTTGAAATAAACATATGGGTAAACTTTCTCCAGTTGTTTGGGACTTTGATTTGATTTACTAAATAAAAAGTTAAACTATAAAATGATTCAGGTGAATCCCACTCAAAATTCTGTGGGTTTTCAATACCCATTCGATCCCAAATTCTTTCTAAAAAGAAATAAAAATGACCTTGTGGTTTGACATTTTTGTCCAAGTGAACATTATACAAAAAACTTTGTACAGCATTATAAGTCGGGTTGACTTTCATACTAGAACCTCTTTTTTGTTTTTTCTTTGTATGAAAACTTCCTGAGTAAAATAACTTAGTTTTGAAGTTAAATGATATATAGTTGGTGGATTTTCTTTCAACAAAAAACTTATTACCAACTCTTCTACTTTTATGATAAATTTGATATTTTATGGAAATTTTGTCATCGCTTTCTTCAATAAAGAATCTATATCTATCCATAAAAACTGCAGCACAAGGATTACCATAATGTTTTACAAATTCTTCCTCAGAAAAAAGTTGGGTGTCGCTATAATATCTTTCTTGTTTTTTTCCAATATAATACAGACCAAAATCATTTCTTGATGCATCATCGACATTACAAAAGTTGTGATACAAATCAACTCTGTAGTTTTTTTTCTCAATAAACTTATGAAATGTTTTACCTTCTACTTCTAACATAGAACAAAGATACAAAAAACCTCCGACTTATTCAACCGGAGGATTTAAATTTTTAATTAATTCATAAATATTTTACCCATATGATGATCAATAAATGGATTCACCACTTTTGACAACTCACTTTCAGTTTTATTAATATTTAATTTTATTAATAATTCTATTATTTGTGTTCTGGTCGGTGCAATTTCCTTATCATCTTCTAAATTTTTTTCAGTTATTTTTTTTATTTCAGAAAAAAAAAGTTCAGGTTCAATTTTACCTATGAGTATATTTAATTGGTCTGGATTTTTTTTAAAAAATCCTGTGAAATTGTTCATGTAAATATCAATATCAATTTTGCTCATACTTAATTATTTATCAAAAACAAATGTAATAAAAAAATTACAAATAATTAAACAAAAAGATGTAAATCATCCATTTCCACTTTATCTTTTATACTTTGTGGTATGGAATTTTGATTACTTCCTTTCATATTAACAACAGATAATTTTGGCATTTGTGCAATACAATCAGGTAACATTTGGATGTTAGGATTGTCAGGTAACGATAAGAACTGAAGTTTTTGTAAGTTACAAATACTTTCAGGGATAGACGCCACGCAACTAACTAAGTGAAGAGCAGTAAGTTCTTTAAAGTTGCCGATAGTTGCCGGTATGTTTAAATCTAATTTTGAACCTGATTTGGCAATAAACTCAAGTCTTTGGATATTTTCAGGTAACGTTTCAAAAAATTCATCGAATCCGTAAAGTGCGATAAATTTAGACGATGAATCGCCAGGATAATTAACTGTCACTTTTTTACCTTCGTTAGAACTTAAACCTTTCATGAATTGTGGTTTGAAATATTCTTTCATCCCTTCTTCATTTGTATTTAAGAAGTCTACTAAATCAATTTGTCTATCCGATGGGTCCATAAACTGATTAGATGGGAAGTGGAATTGGTAACGAAGTGCCGGAAGACCAGATACATCACCAAATTCTCTATCTCCTGTGTGTTTTTGACCTTTGTTTGGTATTACCACATATAAAGGTCCGTCTTTAATGTATCTATCAAACCAAGTAAGTCCCGGTGAGGATGTACACCATCTTGTCTCACCTTTAGATGGTTCTTGGTATGAACCACCATAGAAACAAGCTGCGTCTTTACCAAGTTGACCTTTATCTTCGATTTTAGCGATAGTCCAATCAGTACCACGATAAACAATCTCAGCACCTGGATGTTGGTATGTTTTAGATGCTTCTTTCTTCTCGTCTTTGGTTGCTTTAGTTTTTTCTAAACTGAAGTCTTTTACATTATCGTAAAGTGTTTCAGGGGTCAACTTATTAATATCACGAAGTTCTTGTGGTAATCTGTTTTTAAATCTTTCAAATTTTTGAAGGTCACCTGTAACTTTGTACAAGTCCTCCATAAATAACTCTTGGTATTGTTGATAAGCCCCTTTATATCTTGGTGAGTCAGGTTCAACGTCCAAATTTGTTGGGATTACAAAGTTTTTAAGTAACCATTGGGTGTACTTACCAATCTTAACTTTGTCCATATCCTCAGGTTTGGAATTATCAATGTCCATACCTTGTGGAAATTTAGATGTAGGGTCCGCAGCAATAATTGCAAATAAAGTCTCAAAAGGCATCATACCTTTTTTACCTTTTTCTTTTGGTTTTACGAATTTGTCAAATAAGACTTGAAATCTTGAACTCTCAATAATCAAATCTTTAAGGATGTTGGTAAATCTAATAGCCATTGTCGTGTAATTTATTATATAAATATTACAAAGTTAAGAAAAATGTTTAATTAGTAATTCATAATAAGGAGTTCTTCACCCATATTTTGTTTCTCTCCTTTTTTGGCTGCAGCAGCTTTTGCAAACTCTTTTTTAACCCAAGTGTATTGGTCTTCAGGAAACCACTGATGTAATAAGTCAAAATCGTAATATGATAATGAAAATTTACCTTGGACATTATGTAAAACATTTGCCAATCTTTCGTGGTCTTGTCTATCAAAATCATGATTAGAGTAGTAATTCTCAGTTTTCCAATAAGGTGGGTCCAAATAGATGTAAGTAGATGGTGAGTCATATTTGTTAATTACATCGGCAAAATCCATATTTTCTACATCAGTAATCTTTAGAAAATGGTCTACCCAATCAGGTTTTGATAATTTATCTCTAAAGGTAAGGTATTTTGATTTATATTTTCCTTTTAGGTCAATAAAATTTGATGTTTCAGGTTTTGACCCGCTAAATACTTGTGTTAGAATATAAACGTATTTAGCGGCCACCTCGTAATCGCCAGGTTCTACGCTGAAACCTTCATTAAAAACTTCAGCCTGAAAGCTTACAAATTGATTTCTATAAATTTCAGGAGTAATCTCCACACCTTGTTTTTGGCAATCAATAGAGTTTATTGCTCTTAACAATTCAGTTGGGTTTTGAACACACTTGAATAGATTATAATTCAGTGGATTAAAATCATTATAAACCACTTTTTTAAGATTTGGGAACTGTTTTAGGTCCATATTATAGAAACACCAAAACATCCCACCAAAAGTCTCTAAATAGACTTCCATATCTTTATCATAGAAAGGGACAATCCACTTTCCAATTTTACTCTTACCTCCAATATAACTTAACATAGGTAAAATATAGGGTATTTATTATAATCTGTCAATGAAAATTTTTTTAAAAAAAAGATTATAAATGTTTTGGTAGAACCAAAAACTTTAATATCTTTGTACTGTTGATGTGGATAACACTACTGAAAACAAGGATGTCAGCAATCCTAACTAACAATCTGAACGCCGGGTGTCGGGTGTGTCGACACGGGTTGATAACCTCAATTGAATAAATGAAATAATCTTACTAAACCCTCCTATTTTTAGGGGGGTTTTTATATTTATAATAATATGAAATTACTTAAAGTCGTAAAAAATATAATATTAGAAAGAAAACAACTTTTAGATAGGTACGATGTTGGGGGTATCAATGTCGATATATTTTATAATGACCATTCAAATTTAGCCATTAGCAATTCAAAATATGGTAGACAACCTATTCAGGAAATTTTAAATTCCATGGTTGAAGTACTTGAAACTATAGTTAAAGTTTGTTTAGAAATATTATCTAAACCTAAAAAATTTGAAGATAAAGATAGATCAATTTTAGTTATCGATAATTTAATAGGTATTGACTATCATTTTTGGGTTAATCAATCTAAATCGGGTAATTTATTTTTAACCATAAACTCATCAATATCCCATCCAAGAAGTTTACCTAAAGCACAAAATGATAAAAAAATATTAATCACAAAAATTGGTGACACATTAATTAGTGAACAATTTAATTTAAACAACTTTACTAAAATTGTTAATGGCGATATAATTATTTATTATGAAAAAGAAAGAAGCAACACAAGTAACAGGGTGTAAACAATGTAAGAAAGGTTTAAGTACTACACAAAAAGGTTTGGTCATCTTATCTATGTATATTTTAGGCACTTCTATCTATGGGACCATAGAATTGATAAAAAATTTAGTAATATTCTTTAAGTAATTCTTCTAATTTTTTTTGTACGTCTTCAGGTAACTCATAATCATTAGTGACCGCAACTTTTATATAAAAATCCCCACTACCGTCATTACTTCTATAACCCTTTTTAAGTAATCTTAGAGGTTTTTCACTATTCATATTTTTTGGGATATTAATCATTAAATCACCATCTGGATGAGGTACCAAAATTTGTTTTTTAGAAAGTAATTCAAGTGCATTTATTTTTTTATAAAATATGAGGTCCATACCTAATTTTTCAAAATTATCGGCTTTATTAACATCAACTTTTAAAATTAAATCTCCCCTTAATCTAACACCCGCATTATAATCACCTTTACCCGCAACTCTCATAAAATTACCGTTATCAACATTTTTAGGTATGGTTATTACTAAGTTTTCAACATTTTTTATTCTACCGTTACCATTACAAGTAATACATGGTTTTGTAATTATAGAACCATTACCCCCACAAGTATTACACGTATTTTGAAAAACCTGTTGAAACATGCCTGTTCCCATTTTTTGAATTATAAATCCTTGTCCATTACATGTGTTACATACCGTTCTATCTCCACCAGAACTATCACAAGTAACGCAATGGTCAAAATATTCATATTTAATATCTTTTTTAACCCCTTTAAATGACTCTATAGGTGTTATTAATATGTTTAATACTTTATCAGGAGCAGTCGGTCTTTGTTGTCTTTGTCCACCCATCATTTGTTCAAAAATGGAATTGAAATCAAACCCATTGCCACCCATATTAGCAAAAGGGTTGTTTTTTCTATTATCATAGTCCCTTCTTTTATTATCATCCCCTATATTATCGTAAGCTTCCGCAACTTCTTTAAATTTTTCTTCTCCGTTTGGGTTTACATCGGGGTGGTATTGCTTACTTAATTGTCTATAGGCTTTCTTAATTTCGTCCTGTGTGGCGGTTTCAGATACACCCAATATATCATAATAATTTTTCATGAAGGATAACTACTTAATTGTTTTATTTAAAAATAAGAAAAGAAGAAAAATTATCAAACGTTACTCAACTGAAAAAAACGCAATTGATAATTTTAATCGTATTTTAAAAGAAAATGATGTCTTATTTGATAAGGTAATTGAGAACGCAACTCCGGTTAATTATGAAGTGGGATTGTTATCTAAAAATTCTAGTTTCCAAAAAAGTCTATTCATAACTGATGACTTGGGTAGAAATAATCCTGTTAATTTAGAGAATCCTGAATATGTATTCTTAGATATTAAAAAATATAAAGTAGAGGAAACCATTTTTGATTGGCAAACTCAATCTAAAATAACATTAGAACAATTAATCAAAAAATATTGTAAATCTAAAGATTTAAAGAACATATTTACATTACACAATAAACTTTGTATTCAAATAGATGAAGATGTTTCAGTATTTTCATTAAAAGACAAAGAGGAATCTGATAGACTCCTCGATGTTTTACAAAATAAGTTTTTAGATTTAAAACGAACAGATGCCATTTTTGTTCGTGATGTGTCAAACGCACAAAGAAAATGGTTATACCAAGTATTGGAAGATAAAGGTTTTGATAAGAAAAGACTTTATCGTTTAAAAACTACTTTTTCAAAAAGGTAAAATCAACATTACCAATCGATACAACACATTTACTATCGTTTGATTGGTAATTTAGTGTCCTCATTAAACTTTGGTATTTAGATTCATCTAAAGTTACTACAACACCAATGTCTCCATCATTAATGAATGTGTTTTCTAAAATTTCTACAGCTTCGGCTAGTTTTGTTAAATGATCCCTAAAGTTCTCAATATCCTTTGCCATACGGTATATTTTTTTTCAACAAATTCTGTATTTTTTATTTTGTTTCGGTCAAAAGATTTAAGTTGTTGCGATAGTTGTTTTTTGTACTTTTCGTTCTGTAACTGGTCTCTTTTTCTTTCCTCATCAAGCTGATTCAGCTCCTTCAGTAACTCCGGTGTTATCTTCTTCTGGTTCATTTTGTAACAAATTAGTTAGTTCTTCTACATCAAATTTTAACCCTTTCAAGTTTTCTAAGTTTTCAGTTTCAAAAATACTTTTAAGTTCTTGTACTTTTAACTTAAATAATCTTTCTTTTTCTTCTCTTTCAATATTAGTTTTAATTATCTTATCAATAGATACCTCAATAGAATCAACCAAACTTAATTTATTTTCACATACAAACGAAGTGATTAGTCTACCTTCTTTATCGTTATTTTGAAGTATTTCAACGCCTTCAGGTAATTTTTTTAACATAACCCATGACGTTGGGAATATCATATCAAACGTGATGTATGTCTGTAAGATTCTTACAGAATTTAAATACTTTGATGTTTTAGATACGAATTGACTATAAATCATGATAGTTGGTAAATTAAAAATGTTATTATGTATGTGATGAATAATCCGTGAGTAATCGACTCAATATTTGTTATTTCAAAAGGTTTTGGTGGGTCTGATAAAAATGATTTAAAAAACCCAACCGTTAACCTAATAGTTGCTAATAGTGAAAATATAAAAATAAAAGTTGTATAAAACTCTATTTGATTAAGCATCTTTTTCTGACTTAGTGTGTGTTAAAATTTCTCCTCTTAGTTTTTGAGCAGCTGCTTTTAATTCTTGAGAAAGTTTTCTTGCTCTAATACCTGCAGATTTGTTTCCACTATAAAATTTTGTTGTATCTACCGATAACGCCTCAACTAAGTTTTTAATTTCTTCTAATGTTTCCATTTTTTATTTTTTTATGTGATTTATTTTTATTTTAAAATTATATTGTTTATTGGATATGTAAATAATAATTACATTATTTTCAAAGATCTCTCAAGCACTTTATAAATGTCAGTAAAGATTTCAATATCTGATTTTGTTTTATTTGAAGACTTATCAAATATTTGTCTAAAAAAATTGTCTATTTGTTCTTTTATTTTTTGATCTGGTTGATTATAGAAAACTTCAAAGAAAAAGGATTCAAAGAATTCGGCATCATTTTCGTTAAATTTAAAATCAATAGACTCTTTGTTAAAGTTCAATATTGTTTTATTCCAACACCATTTAAAATGTTCTTTTTTTTGGTCTGTAGTCATTCCAACTTTAGTTTCTTTATTATCACTAAAATCATCACCTAAGTAAGTTTCTTTTAATAAATTTAAAAATGAAAAACAAAAATCTCTAAAAAGTTCTGTAAGTTCTGGCGTGATATTATTGGCAAGATACCAAGCATTAATGTCTTCTTTATCCATTGGTTTAGCCAACCAATCAAAAAAACGACCCATATTATTATTAGTTTCCATGTTCTAATAATAATATGGGTCTTAATAAATTGTAGGTTTAATTATTGCGTTTTTTGGTTATAACCAATTAAGTTTTTCATTTTTTCCATTTCTGAAATAACTTTTTTACTTTCTTTTGACTCATCAACCGCATTTAAAACACTCTGAGCAGTTTTTTTACCTTTTTTAGATTTTAAAGTACCTCCCTCAGTTTCTTCTCCTGCTTGGTCAACAGGTTGTGTTTGTCTTTTATAGGACGCCTCTTGTTGTTCTTGGCCATATAGGTTTTCCTTATAGTTTTTGAAAAATCTATCTCCAACTTCACTTGGTACTACATTACCTAAAGGTTTCCCGTCTTCATCAAAAACCGCATTTCCTGTAGTTCTATGACCTTTTATATATTTTTCAATTTTTTCATCGTTAGGTTTAATTTCATCATAAACTAAATTAGTCATACCAGGATAAGAAAAAGCATCAATATATTCATCAACAGCATCAGATGGTGTATATTTTTTAAGTTTTTCTTTTCTATTATCTAAGTCATAATTTCCTTCTGGAAAATTTGTTGGGTTTTCTTCATATTCTCCCTTACTCATATCTTTTAGATAATCTTTCATTTTTTTTGTGACACTTTTAATATAGTTGTCATTTTCTTTTTTTGACCTACCTAAAGAAGATTTAAGTACGTTTTGTGCACTTGGGGATTTTGATTTTTTCTTTTCTTCTTTCACAATGTTTTCAATTATATCAACCATTTCTGATTCTGTAAAATAAAATTTAGATTCTTTTCTTAAAATTTTAAAATCTTCACCATCAATTTTATTGTTATTATTTTTATCAATTAATTTTTGTCTTCCGTATAGTTTTTCTTTTACTTCTTTCTTATTTGACCTTAATTTTTTGAAATCCTTTCCGTCTATCTCGTCATAAGGTTTTGCTTGTTTTGCTATATATTTTTGACCTTTTGATAATTTTTTTGCCTCATACATATCACTTTTAGGTCCACATTCATTACACTCCTCTTCTTCAAGTTCCTCATCTTTAACTCTTTCTCTACCAACATTTCCTGAAAGTTCGGCACCTACAGTACCACCCAAACCAGCCATGATAAGTGCGGCTTGTAATACGTCATCACCTGCCATTGTTCCCATAAAATAACCAACAACCGCAGCCAAAGTTCCAAAAACACCATAACTAATTAATTTTCCTTTTAAGTACTCATTTCTTGTAATTTCTTTTTTTCCTCGACTATCGCTATAGTCATAATATTTATAATCTTCACTAATATCAGATGACATTGTCATTGCATTCTTAATATCTTTAGCCGCTTTAGGGTTTTCTTTAAAGAAATCTACTAATTCTTGGAACTCATCAATTTTATTTAGTTTTTTAAGTTTAACCATAGAAAAGTCACTTTCTCTTTCAATATCTTCAGATTGGTTTATCCACTCTTCTTCATCGTATTCTTCATATAAATTGATATCGTCCATTTCTTCAAAATCATCATCATCACTATAATTAGAAATTTGAAAATCGGACACTATGTTATCAATATAATCCTCAAGTTTTCTAAAATCACTATCAGATAAATTGTCAATCTCTTCTTTGTTGTCTTTAAAAAAATCTTCGATCATTTCTTCAAATTCTTCAACGTCTTCGGCGTAATCTGAAATTTCATCGATTTCATCTTGAATAAATTTAAGATTATTTTTTACATCACTATCTTCGTCATCACCCCTAAGCAAATTTTCAATATCTTCTATAGACATCGGGCTTTTAAATTTCATTTTACCAAATCTAGGGTGTCCGTCATCCATACCACCTAGTTCATGTATATTACCTTCATACATACCACTACATTCAGAACAAACCCCTTCATACATGTTAGAACCACACTCATTACAGATTTCTTGTTTTTCCTCAAATATTCTGCGTTTAACGTTAGAAATTTTATCTGAAATCTCTTCAGACACTACTCTATTGACAATTTTTATAATTTCTCTATTCATAACTAATAAATATCTTTAAGTTTACAAATTATCGTTTAATGATGATAATATGATATTTTTTATTTTTGACTCACTTAAACCAGTTTTTAATGAGATATTCTTAATCGATTCGTACATTGTATTTTTTTTAGGTTTTGATGTAATGTTAATAGCGTTAATATCTCCTTGATTACAGTATGGGAATGTCTTACAATCTTCTTTAACTGACACAAAACCTCCTCCAGGTATTTGAGTTTTTTTCCAAGATCTACCTTTTCCTTTTAACGTATTACCTTTCATATTTACGTCTTGAAATCCGGGGACATCGTAAGCACCAACAGAACTACTGGTCGTTGCCTCTGTGGCCTCAATTTTTTTAGGTTCATCACAAATACATTCGGATTTAACTCTATCACAACTATCACAATACTCTTCTTCTCTAACGACTTTAACTTTTGGTCTTTTGTATTCACTTCTTGCCACATCGTCTTTAGCGAACATACTAAATGCCGGACCACTATAAGCGCCAGCGGAAGATGCCCCTGTAGCCTCTTTTGATTCTTCTTTCTTCTTTTTTAACGCTTCAGTAATTAAAGATTCTATATACTCTTTGTTTGTTATCATTTTACATTTTTTAAGGCCGTCTGCCATTGATTCTTTTTAGTCCACAATTGGTAATAGAACTCAGTCATAATCTTAACGACTATGTCGTTTATGTCACCTCTTAGGGTTCCGTTTTTAATTTCTTTCTTTAAAATGTCAATAATAGATTTCTCATATTGTTTAACAGTGGTCGCTTTAAGGAAATCCTTAATTTCTTGTCTAGCAATATTTTCTACTTGTTTTTTATCTTGTTGTGAAAGAGCCATTATTTAAGTATTGAAAATACAGTTAATGTGGTTAACAATGCCCCACCAATAATCTCAATGAATGCGTTTTTTGTTTTTAATTTTTTAACTTGTTTTCTTAAATCTTCATTTTGTTTTTCTACAATACCAAATTTTTCTTTTTCTTTTTCAATTTGTAATTCGTAGTTTTTTTCTTTAATCTCCATAGTCGTTATAATACTACCTTGTACTTCAACTTTCTTATTTGTTTCTGTTAATTCTTTAACGGTTAATTTATGGATTGCAGTTAAAGAATCTAATCTATTTAGATCCAATGCCATTTGTTTTGCCACCTTATAAGGAAGACAGATTGTTGTTGTATCAATTTTACCTTTTTGAGAAAACCCAATAATAGGTAAAAATAACAATAAACTAAGTAATAATGTTTTCATATTAATATTTGTATCTATCGTGAAATAATTTATCAATTTCTGAAGGTTTCATATCTGAAATCTTTTCCCCTTGTTCTTTATAATATTCTTTTATTATTGTTTTTTGATTTTGTACTTTAGCAATTGTTGAATCTATATGTGATAATTCTTTTTTATATCCTTCAATTTGTTTGTCAAGTTTTTTTTGATTTTCAATAATCAAATTAATGTCTTTGTCTAATTGTTCCAATTTATACTTATCCAACTCTGACATTTCAGGTTTTGGTGTTGCCAAATACACGATACCATATAACAATACAACTCCTATTATTATTGCTACGGCATATTTCCAATATTTAGTTATATATTCCATATTATTTTTCATCAGATTTTGCAACAGTTTTCTTTCTTGTTGCTATTACTTTAGCCCATTTAGATTTAAACTTTTCATAGAAAGAAGTCAATTTATTAACTAATTCAGTTAAATTTTCATCTAACTTAATCATGTCTCCATTTATATACACACCATTATTTTCACCTATTGAGTAGAAAAATTCTAAATCAAAATCAATAACTTTTCCACTCCATTGAACTTCGTTTGGGTACATATTTAAAACTCCAAAATCAGATAAATCAGAAACCTCACTAACAAACTCATCCATAGTTTCTTGGAATGCGGTTTTTTCTTCAGTTGTTAATTCTACATCTTTTTTTTCTTTACCATGTAATGATAATAATCCACCTGAAATTCTGTAAGTTTTACTTTTGTCTTTTTTTACTTTTTCGGTATCAATATTTTCTGTACCATCAACTTCATATTCTGTCGAATCGTCTTTTATTTTATTTTCAATACTCTTACCCAAATTTGTTGCTTCAGGTTGCTCCATTAACATTCTAGAACGTTTAAGGAGTGTTTTTAATTCGTCGTATTCGTTAATCATTTTCTAATAGTTCTTTTAATAGTTTAAAATCAAATGCTGGGTTCACATCTTTATAGTAAGAATCATAATTACTTCTTGTTACAACACCTTTAAAGTTTTCAACACCATCTTGTCTTACATTATGTCCCAAACACTCGTTTGGTATTTTAAACTTAGTACAAAGTTCTTTTATTAACATAGTAAGAGAAACAATTTGTTTATCTTCGTATTTGTCCCAAAAAAAATGACCTCTCCATTTTTTTTCGTAAACCTTTTTTTTATAAATATCACCTATCCAATTACTATACGAACTATCTAATGTATTTTTTTTTAGCCACCCAAAATTCTCCAAACAAATAATTATTGATTTTTTATCGTAATTTTCATTTTCCATGTAATTAGAATACATTTTTGGGTCTATTATATTATACACACTGCCGTCTTTACTAATAATATAGTGTGGTAAATAAGGATTTTTTTTGTTATATCTAAATCTTAATGATTGGATATAGTTTTTATAATCTCTTTTAGTATCAGAAAGTATTATTTGCGTTTTTTTCTTATTTTCCCCAATGGGGTTAAAATCTGTTAATTCGTAAAGATTTTCCATAACCGGATCTGTTAAGATAGGATAATTTTTTAGGTTGTGGTTGTTCAAAAACTTCTATCTTTGGTTCATTTTCAAAAACCAATTCTTGTGTGTTTTCTTCAACCGTATTCACAACCTCTTCTGGTGTGATGTTATAATCTTCTCTTTCAAAAAGTTCTTCATCACTAATCAATTCTTTCTTATTAGATAAGTCTAATATTTTTTCTAATTTTTCTAAGTCTTCTTCAGAAGGTGAAATTGGTTTGTCCGATATTGTTACAAATTCAGGATAATTTTTATCTAATACTTTTTGTAATAACTCCAAATCTTCCTCCGTTGGTGTGTATTTTTCTTTTTGAATTTCTTCAAGTTCTATTCTTCCCGCTTCTTTACTTAACTCATCACATCCCATCCAGACAACTCACTTATATATTTAATAGAACCTAACTCACTTCCTTCAAGTTCTGCGGACTCCATATTTAATATATCAATATCTAATTTTGTAATACTATCATTCATTGCGTCAATACGTTTAGATACATTATCTCTGTTTTCTGTGGTAAGTTTTAATTGGTCTTCAAATGATTTACGGTTAGCATTATTTGCTCTTGTAACTATCTGCCCAGTTCTTCTATCTACTGATTGAGTTGTAGTGTTATTAGATAAACCATCACGTAATTTAGAAATGTCTTTATCTAAAATTGTTTTTTCTTTTTGAAGTTCGGTTTTAATTTCTTCAAATCTTTCTTTCTTAACTTCTATATTTCTGATTTTTTTATTATTGATTTCAAGTTTTGCGATGTTTCCTTGAAAACCTGTGCTTAATAATCCGTATATTCCAAGTGATGTAATAAGTGATAATGTAATAAGAGCAATTGTTAGGTATATTTTTAATACCCCGTAGGTCTCTTTCCATTTATCGTGTAAGTATGTTGCAATTGCAATCTTAGAAACTTCTAAAAATCCACCCATTATAATTACAGGTATAGCTACCCCAACAAAAACTACCGATAATCCAACAACACTATAATAAGCTGCGGTTCCTGATAACCCAAGAGCACAAAATAATAAAAACCAAGGTAAAAATTTATCTTTCATATCTATAAACTATAATAAATAAATATTAAAGATAAATAAAAAATAAAACCCCCACTGGCGCCAATGGGGGAGTGTAGTTTCATCTTAGTCATATGGACAAGATTGAGGATTTTCACCTTGGTGTCTTCAGGCACCTTCTGCCGAGTTATAAGGGTAATCTCGGTTCAACCCTTTTTTATTACATATATTCAAATAAATCAGAACATTCGTTTCTTAATTTACGAAGTGCCTTTTCTTTAATTTGACGAACACGTTCTTTTGTCAAAGAAAAGTCAGACCCAATATCTTCTAATGTTCGTGGTGTTCCTGTAATACCATAATAGTCTTCAACAATTGTTCGTTCTCTTTGGTCCAAAACAGACATAATATTTATCATCTTTTCTTTTAAAATGTCTTGGGTTGAGAATATTTCATCGGGAGCATCCACATTTTCGTTTTTAATAATATCAATCAATGTGTCTCCGTCCTCATTAATGTGCATATCCAAGTCAATCATTCTTGGTAAGTTTGCAAATTTGTCTGACAAATCTTTATTTGTTTTTTCATTTTCACGTTTTTCTTTTTGCATGTCTTGAACAACATTGACAGGGAGACGGATTGTGCGTGAATTGTCGTTTAGTGATTGTAGAATAGATTGTTTAATCCACCATACGGCATATGAAATAAATCTGTTTTTTTTAGTCCAATCAAAGTTTTTAATGGCTTTCATTAATCCAAAATTACCTTCGGCAATTAAATCAGATAAATCAACACCTTGATTTTGATATTGTTTTGCTACCGTAATAACAAAACGTAAGTTACCCTCAAGCATTTCTTTTTGAATGTCATCTTTTTCACGTTGTGAGCAATTTTCAGATGCTATTCGTTCAGCCAAAACACGCTCTCTTTCAGGTGTCATAACTTTTAATTTTCTAATGTCCTTTAAATAAATTTGAATTTCATCCTGATTTAAAGGGTTAGTTGATTTGGTTTCCTCCATTTTCTCTCTTTCCATAATTGTCTAAAATTTGTTTCTCTTCTTTTGTTAATGACTCTATTCCTTTCTCTGATATTTTATCTAAAATTTCATCTACTGTTGGTATTGTTATTTTAAACTTTATCGGTAGTTCTACAAAATCCTCCGACAAAGGTATAATAAAATCCATCATATTACTTATTCTTTTCTTTTTTTCTTCACTTAATTTTTCTACGTCTACTTCTTTGTTCTTGTTTTCTTTTTTTACTCCATCAATATTTAAAAAATCTTTCTTTAATTTTCTCTCCATTTTAATGTCAACGTTTTCTGTCGCCTCCATCAAAAAATACTGTTCTACTTGACCATCTAAACACATGTCAATATATTCTTTTAATTCACTGAATATTTCTTTGGTTCTGAAATGTAAAACCATTCCAAATTCACCGTAGTTAAACTTTAAATATTCTGACGATACAACAGTTACTAACTGATACGAAATATCATTAATAAAGTTTTCCATTTCTGTAAAATCACCAAAAATAAATAACATGTATCTTTTATCTTGTGATTTCATATTTTCTTTTTTATTATTTCTCATAAATATTTCTTAAAAGTGTTTTACAAATGTAATGTATTTTTTAAACTCCCAAAGCATAAAGAGGAATTTTATTTGTGTAGTATCTACATCCAGATTCTCTTAAATAGTCTTTTACGTCACGGTAAACGTCTTTAGAGTACCAATCATTTAATAGGTAAAAGTATTCAACATTATAATCAGTACCTGAGCATAACTTAACAAACATCCTTTTTTTATAAGGACCTGTTTGTAACTTTTCATCAACAGAGCCTTCAGATTTTTGAAACTTTTTTTCAATTATATAAACAGTTTTGTTTTTAGTGTTAACAAACACACTATCAGGTAAAAGTTTTTTTGATAATATGTCTTTATAAGATATACCAAATGGTTTTAAAAAGTCATTGTAAAACTTGTGTTTTTCAGTGTAGAACCCAATGACTTCTCCGTTAAAAAATATTTGATTTTTTTCATTAACTTCAATTTGTTCATGATTTTTAAATGCCTCAATAAGACACGTTCTTTCTTCAAACAAAAGACCATTCAAGTTTGTGTTTGCACCACCACCAGAAATGTTAGGCTTCTTACTCATAATGCAACAAATATAATAAAAAATATTAACTACCCAAAGAATCTAACGTAATTTTTATTCTTTGGTTACATATATCAACATATTCTTCTGAAATTTCACTACCAATATAATCTCTACCTAATAATATGCACATTTTAGCAACTGTACCTGAACCAATAAAAGGGTCATATATTAAGTCACCTTTATTGGACCAAGTTAGTAGGTGGTCTTTAACTAACTCCTCAGGGAATATTGCTGGATGTTTATAAGCAATCTTATCTTTAGATGCAAAACCACCTCCATTAACATACCTCCAAATGTTATTTCTTGGGCTAAAATCAGGTACAGGTTTAATGTTTTCTACCTCAACTAATTGTTCATTTTCACCAATGCGTTTGGTGTTTTTACCCCAATTTGTGTGACCGGCCCATTTGTTAGGTTTGTCACATATTAGATTAGATGTTTTAGGTTTACCCTTTGAGAATACAAACATATACTCAAATATTTGGGTATATCTGTTGCTTTTAACGCTTGATGGATATGAACTTGAATTCTTTTCATAAATCATCGTATCATGCAAAAGGAATCCCGCATCCATAAATTTTAAAACCTGTCTAAAACTTGTGCCGGATTCAGAACCTTTAATGACTTGGTCATTAACCACCCAAACCACTACCCCACCTTTCTTAGTTGTGCGGTATAGTTCGGGTGCTAATTTATCTATATCAAATGAAAATCCATTATATTTTCTAATATCATCATATGGTGGTGAAGTTATCACCATATCATAATAATCATCAGACATCTTAGACAAAGTTTCTAAGTTATCTTCTAAATAAATTTGATTTTTTTCCATAACTAATTATAGGTGATAACCACTAACTAATCAATTTTGAAATGTTATTTTCTTTGGTGATTTTAACAGTTGAGTCAGCCCATTGCGACACTAAAGGTGAGTGAGTTATAACAAATATTTTTTCAAAGTATTCTTTAATCTTAACAAAAAATTCATAAACCATATCCAAATTGTCATTACTGATTTTTCCAAACACCTCATCGAACACGATTACATTTGGTTTTGGTAAACTACATATCTTACTTAGTACTGACCTTAAAGCTAAAGAAGCGATTGTTTTTTCATACCCCGAACCAGAAACCATTAATTTTTCAACACCTGAACTATTATCGACCATAATGAATTCAACTTCATTCTTATCGTTAATTCTAATTTCTAATTTAAAATAACATGAGTCTTCCATCAATCTTTGGAGTTCAGAATTAATTAATGGCATCATTGTTTTCATAATAATTTTTGACACCCCATTTTTCCCATAAGCTTCCAAATAGATTTTATAAATTTTTTCTTTTTCTTCCTCTTCTTTTATTTTAACAATTAACTTTTTGTTATTTGTAATCTTTTCTTCTTTAGATTTAATTTCGTATTCATTAGTTGATATCTCATTGTTTTTAGTTCGTTTCATAACATCTAATTCGTCTAATCTTAAATCGGCCTTAATTAACATTGAATCTATTTGTTGGTTCTGTTTAATCTTATCTTGAATATCTTCGTATCGTTTTAACTTATCTTTTAACGTACCAATCTTTAAATCACACGACTCAATTGATAGTTCATATTTTTCTTTAATAAGTTTGTTTTTTTCATATTCGTCAAACTCTTTTTTAAGTTGTACAAAACCTTGGTTTTTGTTGGATAAATCCGACATTAACGTTGTTTTTTGTTCTTTTTGTTGTATATAACCATCTAGTTCGGCGATTTTTGCGTTTGTGATTGCTGCATTCATTAACTCAATTCCACAATGTTCACATTTAATACCACCTTCAACTGAAGACTTTAATTTATTTATTGATGTTATTTCAGTATCGATTCTTACCACATCTTTATATACATCATTATATTCCTCTTTGATTTTGTCATGTTCTTCTTCTTTGTAAAACTCAGAGGGTTCAACAACTTTTAACTCGTTCATTTTTGTTACAAACCCAGACTTATTAAATTCAATAGTTTTAATCTCTTCTTCAGTGCTTGATGGGTTAAGTATTGCTATTTCTTGGTCAATGTCTGAATGTTTTTTCTTCAACATATCATCACGATATTCTTTTCCTTTTAATATCTTATTGTCGACATCAACAAGTTCTTTTTTAATATCATCAATCTGTGTTGTTAACTCATCAATTTTATTTTTTAAATCCTCGTTATCTGTCTTTAGTTGTTCAGATGAATAAACATTTGACATTTTTGACTTAGAGAATTCTGAATAAACTTCTTTTGCGGTTTCTTCTTTTGTCTTTAAAAACTCCAATCCCATGAATCTTGAAAGTACCTGACCTCTAGCGGTTGGTTTTGCCTCTAATAATTCTTCAAGGTTTGTTGCTGTTGTAAGAATAGTCATTAAGAAGTCTTCTTTAGTACCGATAGAGGTTTTAATAAATGCTTCAGTCTCTCTTCGTTGTTCACCTTGGAAATTCTGTAAACTACCGTCAGATAACTTCTTAAAGAAGTCTAATTCGGTTTTAACGTTCCAATCACCCTTCTTAGATAACTTACGTTCAATAGTTCTAATAATAATATAATCTTCACCATCGATAGTAACTTCACCTTTTACGGTTACTTTATTTTTATCCGTAAATCGGTTGAATATCTCCTCAGCCTTTGTTGTTTTTGTCGTTTCATTAAAGAATAAAAACATTAGCAAGTCAACAGACAATACTGTCTTACCTCCAAAGTTTGGTGGGTTGGATTCAATAACAACAATACCATTTAAATTATCAAAATCTAATCTTTGGTTTTCACCATATGATAAGAAATTGGAAAATTCTATGTTTCTAATGTACCACTTTTTAAATTGTGCCGACTCTTCTTGGTTTTCAAGCATTTTATTTTCAACAATACGATTGATAGATAAAATATTTTCGCGGTAGTTTTCATATCCTTTAGATTCTAAAAACTTATTAAGAAGATCTAATTGATAGTTCGCATCTGAAATGTTGACAGAAACATCAATACTTTGCATTGTGTCTTTTTCAACATTTTTAACTTTTGTTAAGACGTTAACATTAGTGGTATTATATTTCTTTTGGAAATAATGTTTTACACTTTTAATTTTGTCTTGGGTAAAGTTTTCTGACAAATCCTCCCAAACAACTTGAATAGTTGGGTTTTCAAATTTAGAAAAATCCAATTCTTTAATCATAATTTGGTAATTAAATGGTTTACTCTCCTTGAACAGATTCAGTTGATTCTGTGGTATCTTCTGATACTTCATTTATTACCGTTTCTTCAGTTTCTGTGGTTAATTCTCCTGTTGATTCTGTCATACCTGACATTGCATCAAATTGTTCTTTCATTTTTGCCATTTGCTCTTCAAACGCAGCACTCCATTCTTTTTTCATTTTGTTTTCAATGTGCTGACGTTCTCTGTTTCTTTTCAAGACTTTTGCTCTGTGTGCTTTTGCCGCTTTTCCCATTTTTATATTATTAGTTATTATTTATTACTTGGTCTATTTTCTTCAAACCATTCAATTATTCCGTTAATTGCCCATACAAAACCAGCACCTAACATACCGTCAAAGAATACGGATAAAAATTGATTTTGTCCAATATACTCAAGACTTGGCGAATAATATACCATAGATAGGAAGAACCCAACCCATGTTGATGTACATAACATACATGAAATTAATCCAGATAAAAATTTACCCAAAAAGTTTAATGGTGCATTTTTGTTATTACCCCATTTATGAATTGCATTTCTTAGTCCATTAAAGATTGAACCGTATACTAAAATTGTCGTCATTCCATAGGCTACGACTGCCCAAATTAAAAGATTCATAGTTATTTATATAATCCATCGTTTAGGTTAGAACTTCCATGAAAACGAGCTCTTGTGAAGTCACTTTCTTTTGGTTGTTCTAACAATTTATTTTCTAATTCTTCATTTTTCTTTTTCAAATCCCGTATCTCAGAATTAAGATTTTGAATTGTTTGTTGTAACATTTTTAACTTATCATTTGTTACAGGGATGTCTAAATTACGTCTAAGTTCGTCTAACTCTTTATCTTTTTTAGACATTTTATCTTGGAAAATATTTTCCATTTCTTTTGTTTTAGTGGAAAATTCTTGTTTAATGTTGTCAATTTCAAGACACTTAATGGAAATTTCTCCGTTTAACTGTTGTATTTTTAACAACAGTTCATTTATCTGTGTATCATCTGAGGTTTGAATTATTTTTTCAACCACTCTATCAACAGGAACCTCCTTAATTACCTCTTGTAATACCACTTTTTCAACCGGTACTTCCTTAATAACTTCAACAGGAACCTCAACTATTTTCTCAACCTCTTTAATTACTTCGACCGGTACTTCCACCCGTATTTCTCTAATTACCTCAATTTCCACCTGTTTTTCTTCAATTCCACCTGTATTTAAATGTTTTTCACCTTCATTAAGTGGTTTCCCCAAAAGACCATACTTCTTTATATCAAATCCTTGTTTGAAACATTTATAGATAAAATCATCAATATCCTCAATGTTATTCGCAGAACAATATGCAGACAACATCTGCATTGTTTCTTTGTTAAATATTTTGGAGTTTTTCTGTTCCACTTTCAATATCTTCAAATGATTTTATAGAGAACTTCAAAAATGGTTTTGGGTTATCTAAATCAACATAAGTGTATTCCTTACTTTCAACATCATAAATTCCATAACCATGTCGTCCAATACTTTCACCAATGTTTTGTTGAATTGGACTTCCAATCATATAACCTTTACCTGTCTTAAACTTGAACTCTTGTCGTTTGTGAATATCACCACATAACACAGTTTCAAGTCCATCAAATTTTTCAACATCATATGCCTCCTCACCAAAATCAAAACCTAAATCGGTTTTCATTCCTTGGATTGGTCCATGAAATAATCCAATCCGTCTTCCTTTTGCATCAGTCAAATCAGGTGGAATATTTCCTTGATATTGTGAATACACGCACCAACTGATGTTTTCGTCTTCATAAACACCTCTGTCTTTGTAATAAACAATGTTTTTACTATTTAAAGAACTAATGATTGGTGTTAAAGCATCTAATCTTTCGGTGTTATTTACCAAGAAATCGTGGTTACCAGGTATGATAATTGTTTTTGCAACAAATGAACATTCGGTCAATAACCATCTAACCATTTCAATAAGTTCAGGTGTCATTTGATTTTTAGAATGTACAAGGTCACCAGTAAATACAATCCTATCGGGATTTAGTTCTTTCCACTGCGCTATTGCCGTTTCCAAAATAGATTTATACAAATCGTGGTCTTTAAAAAGACGGATATGTAAGTCTGAAAAGTGCACTATTTTTTTAACCATATTAATCTTCGATAAACATTATTACTTCATTTATTGGTATTCTAACTTTAGGTTTATTTTGTCCTGTTTCAGGGTCTTTTACAAAAACCTCATAAAATCCTTCTGATGCAACTTTTACTGTTGGTACGTTTGCAACTTTAAGGACCACTACATCCTTTATCATACTCTCATATAGAGTAACACGCTTTTCTGTTGTATTAAAAACTAATACCTTCATTTGTTTAATCATTTAATTGTGTTTTGTCTCCGCAATATACTTCGTATGGTGGTGAATATGGGTCTATTTTTGGGAATGGATTAATAGGCATTGGTGCTCTGTACGGTTCTGCAATACCAATCTTTAGTTCATCTTTCACTTCACCCATCTTCTCAACTATTGGCGTTATTTCGATGTGTTTATTTTCAAGTTTACCATGTAAGTAACCCTCTAACCAAATATAAAATTCTTTGTGTGTCATACTAATTCTCTACTATAAAGGTTTGCTAAAATAATTCTTGCGAACTTAAAATCTTTTGCTCTGTTTAATTTAAGACCATAAGCAAGTGCCACACTTTTCAAGTATGGGTAAGCCTCATTTATAGTCATTTTACCAATTTCCATTTTAATCAAATAATACAAAGTCTTCGTTTACGTGATTACACATGTTGCACATGTATGTTGGAAATGGTACAATCGTGTCTTCGTGACTTCCTGTTAATAATTTAGGTACTTTTTTTAGGAGTACCACTTCTTTAAAATATTTAGACCCGCAATCACTACACGTGATAGTTTCTTGTTGTCTTAAATCAATTTTTGGTTTTATAATATCGTCCATATTATTTTATGATATAGTTTATTGTTACTTTAATAGGTAATAATTGGTCCCAACTAGTTGTTGTTACCCAAGTAGGTGTAATTGTCATTTCCATAACTTAATATAATTCTTTTAATTTATTTAGTCAAATATTGTTTTATATCCATACTAAGTATAGTATCAAAAACTTCTTTAGGTATTCTATATTCAACAAATTCCATTTCATCGGTTAAGTGCACAATAACTCCTCCGTAAAATTTAAGGTTTTCATATTTTGTCCCTTCCAACATTTTCAACAATAGTTTTGCATAAAATGGAAGTTGTGTGTAGTAGTGACCAAGAGCGTTGTTTGGTAACTTTTCAAATGGTCTTTTCATTGGTTTTGTAAAGTTATTGGTTTCCATATTTTTTTGTTTGTTTGTCTTCCAATCTGTAACAACAAAACCAAAACCAGTTTTTTCTTTATTAAACATTAACCAAAACTTATCGGGTTGTCCTGTGTATCCTAATTCGGGATGACCTAAAACCATTTCCGTGTCTAATAAAATTGCCCCCCTTTCTTTCATTAACTTTAAAAACTTCTTACCTGCGTTAATCATTCTATCACCTTTCATAGTCATTTCCATGTCACACTCATAGACAGGTTGTCTAACTTCTTTTTTAACATTAAACATAGAAAGAGTTTCAGTTTCCAATTCAAAGTGAACCCTACTTCCCATGTTTGTTGATGTAGTACCGGCCTTTGCCCATTCCTCCATAAGTTGTTGAGCCTCATACGGGTCACCTTTAGCCTTTTTATATGCCGCCTCTTCAGTTGGAAACTCATCATAAAACAACTTCATAACTTTAGATACGGATGGGAAGTCCGATCTAACTTTTCCGTCTAAATCCTTCATCGTATATTTATGTGCATCTTCCTCAAACGTCAATTCAAGTTCTTTTTGTTTTTCCTTGATTATTTCCCTAATCTCTTGTGCAATTATTTTTAAATCCATTATTTAATTTCCTCGTAGTATTGTTCTATGTCACCTCTAAGATCACATACGTCTTTATCTTTTGGTAGTTTTACTAATTTCACTCTGTTATAAAGTGTACCACCATTTAGTTTATCAAATAGTTTTTTGGCATCCACATAAGCGTCACCATCCAAGCAAACTATTATATTCTTTTTTGCCTTTGTATATAATTTTTCCCAAAGATTGTCGTTTATATATTTTCCAAGTAAACATATTGAGTTATCCAAAAAGAAACTATCGAACACACCCTCAACTAGGTATATATCTTTTTTCCAATCAATTAAACTCTCGTTAAAAATTAGGAAGTCCTTTGCTGCTTCAGGGTTTTTATACTTTAATCTACTTTTTGGGTTCCAAGATCTAGATACAAAAAAATTTAATTCCCCTTTTTTATTATATGACGGTACAATAATTCTACCGGCATACTCACCTTCAACACATAAACCTATGTTGTACTTATTAATAATATTATCTGTGATACCTCTTTTTTTAAGGTAGTTATACGCTTCTTTTCTTGGAATATGAAGGGGGTGTATTTCTTCAAACTTCTTATACTCTTTTGGGAGTTCCATTGGTTTATAAACCTTTTCTTTCTTCTCAAACTCATCAGGTCTGATTAGTTTATAAACCTTCTTATCTTTTTTAGTTCCGTATTTATCGATTAGTTTTCCTAAATGTCCGTAGGTCCCGTGAGTTTCGGCACATGCCCAACATTTATACACATGTTGATGGAAATTGATTTCAAGGTTCCCTTTACCATCTGTTTTATCCATCCCTTTAATATCATAAGAACACACCGGACAGTCAACGGACATTTGTCCACTGGACTCATTAACATTTTTTGGGTCACCAAACATCGTTAACAATAAATCAACCAATAGGGATTCTTCTTTCATACATAAAAGATAAGAAGAATAAGGGGAATGTCAATTATCGGCACTTCTACCTATAATTTTATTTATTGAAAGAATTTACCAAATTTTTTGTTCTTTCATATAACCAAGAACACAAGTGTAAGAATCTGCCATATCAAAACATTCTTTTTTCAAAGTATTGTTTTTTGTGTAATGCCAAGTAATTTGTGGTTCTTTTTTAGATACGTTTTTCCAAATAATTTCTTTTTTATCAATATCTTTTGGTAATCCTCCAAATAAAACATACTTGTCCTTATCATTTTTTTGAATTAAGTCAGGCCAAGCGTATTTTCTTGAGTTATATGTTGATATAAAGTTTGGAACGATTCCCAAAATATCATAGATAGATTTTGTAATCATTGAGTTATATCTTAATAGTGTTCCAACTGTCCAAACATTATTAGAATTTAATAATGGTTCTTCAATAACAACTTTAGCGATACCTAAATTTTGATATCCTTGTAATTTTTCTTCAAAACCAATTACCTTCATAAGTAATTCTTCAATTTTGTCTTCAGGTTTTGGTTTAATAACAGGCGAAAAATGGGTTAATTCCAATAATTGTTGTGTTTGAATATCAAATAGACTCCATCCAATAGTTTTGGTTGAAATATCTAACCCAAGAACTTTTGGTGAGTTCTTTAAATCTGTTTTTTCTGACATAAAATAACTTAAAAATCAAGTTTAATCGGATACTGTTGTATCCCTTGTCTTTTTTCAGGGGATTGTATCTTAGATATAACCATAAGTTCTTTATCAGCATTGTAAAGCCCAACTTCAGTAACGTAAGGATTTGCACCATTCCAAGTAGGATTTGATGAGTCAAAGAATTGTGTTTGACCTAAATTACATAAGAAGTTCATAACATATATAGTTGCTTGAATATCTGTTTGAATGTTACCAAAAAAGTAATATTCCCCACCAAAATTAAATGTCAATCCAGTTTGGCCGACTGCGGGTAAGTTAAGATAATTATCCAATCTATATGTTGATGCCGAATTATACATACTGTTAGTCAACTGAATTGTTGTTCCGGTCATTCCTGATTGTGTCAAATACCCACCAACGGTAGTTGCCGATAATTGTGAAATAAC